AATTCATGGCGCGGTATTGACCTCAACGTTCGCCGTCTCGGTGACCGGGTTTTCGCGCGCAAGTATAGAAAGAAGCGTGTCTTCGGTAGGCGGATCGACCGTGCCTACAAGCACCTGTACAGCGTCAATCCCTACCAGTCCGGCCTCATCCAGATCAGCAATAATCGTCCACGTACGAACAGATTCGCCAATAGCAAGTCCGACGTACTCGGTGGCCACAAGATCGACTGTATCGATGCCGCCGATTGTCTTGACAACTGCCGTTTTGACGGCGGCCACCTGATCCGGGTCCCATTGAGCGTTGACAGTCAAATTGACGATCACGAATATTGGTAGGTCGGTCGGTCGGTCAAACTTGACCGTATGCGCCTCACCGCCATCGTCGACAATCACCAGCGATTCCGCGCCAGACATTCCGATCCCGGCCGGGGCATTTCGATAAAGCGCCTGGAAAATGTCTTCGTCGACACCGCCCTGAACGACCGCGTTGATGGATTTAGGCGGGACCCCATTTAGTGACGACACATAGGTCGGATTCGTATAGACTACGGCTGATGTCACGCCCGCCACCTGCCGTAATGCGGCCGTGATCCCGTAATCCGATGACCCAGAGACGGCCTCTGCCTCAAAAATCCGGTTGCGAAAATCGCTGTCGGTTTCTGTGTCCGACCCGCCGCTAGACCCGATGGAGTTGGTCACGGTATCCACGCCCGGCATGGAGCTGACCACAATCGTGATCGTACCCGAACCCACGAGCCCCGTGATGCCTACATCCAGCGCGCGGCAGACGATATTTACGGACCCGCCGCCGCCGATGGTCCCCGTATCGACGGTTTCAAACTGCACCCCGCTGTCGGTGGCCACAAGGCCGCCGGCCGCAATGACTGTGCTCGGAGTACCGGAAAACGTACACGTTACGGCCGCTTTTTGCGCAGGATTGCGCTTAAGTCCCCGGAGTTCGCCGACGCGATCGAGAAACACGCCGTCGGCGGTGGACAGATTCACCTGGTACGCCGAATCCTCAGCCAGTTGCCACAATTCGTCCAGAGCTTTTGACTCAATGATTGCCCGCTGGCCATCAAATTGCGTCTCGGTCAGGTCGATTCCCGCCGGCATGTTTGCCCGGATTCTCTCGCGGTGGGCAGACAAAATTTCATCATAGGGGGGCCGCACAAATCCGGCCGGAGTGATTCCGTTGGGCATTATAAATCCTCCGCTATCGCAACCGCGCCGTCTGTGGTTTGCGCCGTGAAGCTGATCGATACGGCGCGGTCTTCGCGGTTGCTGAATTCAATATCAAATTCCGAAATCCGGATAACGGACTCGTCTGCGAGAATTACGGCTCGAACTGCGGCCTGAATTCGCGCCAGTCCGATGCCCTTTTCACGCAGCAAAAACCAGTCCACGCCCAGCTGAGGCTCCAGCGTGAATTCCTCGCGGTACATCAGCAGGGCATTCCGCAGCCTCTGCGCGATTGCGGCACGGCCGGTCAGAATTACGGCGCGACCATCCTGATATACGGGCGCCCCGTCCTGGTATTTTTGCGCGTAAATACTCATGACCAGTTTTCCGATAGAGTCGTTGATAAGTTTATAGCTGTGCCAGTCTGAAGCCATGCGGTGAGGCCGCCATCAAGTTGCGCGGACATGAGGGCATGGGTTGGGCCAGTCCCGGCGGGGATGTGTGGGGTTGCTGGCGGTGTGGAATCATGGCCAAGCATCCCGGCGGCCACAATATCGCAGGCGGCGGCGAGTCCGGCCTGAAACAGCGCAAACGTTTGGCCGTCCCAGGCTGCAAAAAATGCGTCCACCGCCGCATCGGCCACGGGCGGCAGTATCGACGGGGTGATGCTCGCGAACTTAACAAGCAAGACTTCCCGCCAGCCCTCCCGCGCGCGAAGCTTCCCTTCGGCGCCGTCGGCTACATCGCCCAGGTATCCGGCGAATTCCGGATCGCAGAATTCCTGAAATTTGTCTATGGCTGGCAGCATACTCATGGCTCGTGTAGCCCCGGAATCAGGGAAATGGTAGGACCAAGCGGGGTCATATATCCGTTTGTCCGCGCGGTGCCCTTACCCGGCCCGAATTTCACGTCCTGTAAAGCGTCCGAAAAATGAATCCCATCCTCATCGATGGAGACCGTCTTGTTGGACCCAAAGTCCGCTTTAATTTCTTTGTTTTCCTGGTCGATCGTCAGCCAGTCGTCATTGTCGTCGTCGGTGACGTTGATTTCGTTTTGCTCATACCGGACGTGTCCGCCGTCTTTATGCCCGATCAGAATGCCTGGCTTTGTAAATGCCTGGAATGTCTGGGAGGGTTTTTTTAGTCCTCCCAGAACGATCGCGTTGTGAAGGGAGCCGTCCGCGAATTCGTCAGAATCACTGCCACGTAACGCGCCATCTACGGCCCGCAACGAAAAGCCGATCAAAACGAGATCACCCGCCGCAAATCGCGGCCGGTGGTAAAAACCATTCCCCAGGCTGACGGATAGAATCGGAACTTTCGAGAGCGCCGGGTATGGCTGGCTCGATCCATCGGGGAATTTGCGCTTTCCGCGTGGCTGTACGCTTGCGGTAAATTCCGTGGCGTTGAATGATTGCACGGACCCGACCACAACCGTTTCGATCAGGTTTAGCCGCTCCCTGACCAGGTCATCAAGCATCAGGGCAAAGTCTTTGAGATCTGCGCTCATGCCGCGACCCCCTCCCATTCCACGCCTGCGTCGCCGCTGTCGCTCCAGGAGAGCTTGGCTTTTTTAACGCGATAGAGACCCGGCTGGCGCTTGGATTGCAGGTCCACAAACACGCCCGGCGCAAACCTGTGATTGAAGAGCGTGCGGACCCTGACGCCGGTGGACGTCTTCTGGACTTCGCCAATAATTTCTTCTGGCTCGATGACAATGGCCGTCGCCGAGTCCCGGGCTGACGGTGATCGAAAATAGATCTGCCCTTGCCTCGCAAAAACTTCGGAACCTGTGTCTTTGGCGAGCCGCAGCAGGGCGTCACGGAACGAGCAATTGACCGAATATCTATCGAACACTTTGTTATTGGCCGGCTGGATCTGCGCCCCAACAATCCCGGCTTTCGCCAGTAGTGCGGACAGAATCACGGACGCGGGTGTCGGCGTGGAGTAGGACAGCGATACAAACGCCGTATTCCACACCGATGCGCTGTCCATGACTTTCAGCTTTAGCGTTCTGTCCGGACCTTCCCAGGCTCCAACGGACTCTATCACGTTTCCGAGCATGACTATGCCGGAGTCGTTTTGATACCCCGCCGTCAGGGTCAAACGGGGAAATTCCTTACCACGCTTTTCCGCTGCCGCAACTGTGTCGTCAGAGACGTTGCGCAAAACGATTTCCGCCGTGGCAGGGGTCGAGGCGCTGACAAATTCAACGGAAAATTCAAGCGAGAACGGCGGCGATGAGAACTCACGGCCGGCCAGGTTTACAGTGGCGATGCGCAAAAACTGTTCGGCCATTACGCTGCCTCCCGGAAAACGTAGACTCGTATTCCGTCGCCCAAGTCGAGGCGCGCAATCTCGTCGCGTACCGGCAGTTCTGACACCAGCTCCGCCGGATCGACCACAACAATTTGCGCTTTCAGATTCATGCCCCTGACGACGGCCTGGATAATGTTGAATCCGTAGACGATTTTCGTTGCGTAAAAATCCGCGCCATCCTGCGAAGCGATTTTCAGCGAATAAAATGCGCCTTCCTCGTTCCACAGAACTTGCAATCGGTAATTCGCTCCGTTGAACTCAAACAGCTTTTCCACCGGTATTTCAGCGGCGGCAAAAGGCAGGTATTCCAGCGTCAGGCTCAAAATAAGCTCCTGGCCAGAGACCGATTCACCGGCGCACCCGGGACGGTCTGGGTATTCGTGGCGCTGCGCCCGCTGCGCGTAGTGCGTCGGGCTGCCTGCGGAAGACTGATCGATCGCTCCGAGGAACGAGAAACGCGAATTTCCTGGAGAGTAACCGACAACCGGAACCATTCCACAGGCTCAGACTCAGACGGCAAAAACGAAGACATAGCGTAGCTGTCGTACGTTTTGTCAGGCGTGACTAGGCTCAGGCGCTTTTTCTTCTGAAACCATTCTTCCAGTTTTGCCAGCTTATCCTCTGCCGACATTGCAATAAAAGACGTCGGCTCAAGCGGGTCATCGATCGCAATCACCGCCGACAGTGCGATCGTCGTAGGGTTGACGCGCACATGATCGCTTGTGGTGCCGCCATCTTCTACTGCGTAGCCCGTGACGCTTGCTGTATACTGGGGCTCAATACTCAGCAGTGCCGAGAATTCAACCTCGTCCACGCCGTCGGTGAGTATGGATCGGTTTGATCCAGTGAGGCCAGCGATTTTGGACTGGACTGTGGGCAGAATCAGAGTCATGCGAACCCCAGTCCCAGCTGCATCCGCAGCGCCGGCACCATTTCAGACAGAGCAGAGCGCACGGAGGAAACAAATTCCGTCGCCTGCTCGCGCGCCGATGCGCTACCCAGGATTATATTCCCCGTGAACGTAATAGAAACGGACCCACCGCCGCCGGCAGACTGTTTGTAATTTGGAATAATCTGACCGGGCTGTGAAAACATCAGAGTTTCCGGACCGGCCTCGCCGACCTTAAACGGTACGCCGACCGGGAAGCTACCGCCAGCAGCAAATCCGGGCGTCTGCGGTTCGCCAATTCCCAGCGCCGAGGCCGCGCCGCCAGTGATCGTGTCGAACAGATCCACAAGGGCACGTATTTTTTCGTACGCCGGATCCACGATGCTGTCGATCGCGTCGCCGATCCTATCAAACGCGCCGCCAATGGATGCTTTCAGCAGGTCGAGATACTGGCCTATTTTCTCGAACCCATCCTTGACGGCCGTCGGAATTGCAAGTAGAAGGCGCAGGAGGCCGAAGCCAATAAACTTTAACGTCTCCCACTGCTGCTTAACGTGATTGATAAAAAACGACGCAACCACTCGCACGTCCTCGATTTGCTCTTCGGTTAGACCGAGGGTCTTGAGAAAATCGCCAGTGACTGATTCCCCGCCCTCCGTAAACACGATCAAATCGTCAAGGACCAGCACCCAGGCGGCAATGGCGGCCCCGATTGCCAGAGCTGCGGCCAGAAACGGGGCCAGTGGCGCAATCATCGCCCACGCCGCAGTAGCTGCCGCATAGAATGACGCAGTCAGCAATACGCCAATGACAGGCGTGATCGCAATTGCCGCGACACGTAGCCGGTTCATGCCTTTCTCGGAATCCGTGAAATACTGCAATATCGGGTTTGCGATTTCGAGCAATGGTCTCAGGCCTTCAACGAGCAATTGACCGACGCCCTCTTTGAGGTCGTCGAACGCCGTCGCATTGATGGCAAGCAGGGCCGCATTAGTTTCCAGATAGTCGCCGTAGGTGGCCGCGATTTGCCCGCCTTCCTGCTGAATGGCATTTAACAGTAGTTGTTCGCGCTGCGCCTGCTTGAGCGGGTCCACTCCAGCGCCGATACTCTTGAACTCGTCCACGTACTGCGCGAAAACCGGGTTTGATCGAAGCGCAGCGATTCGGCCGGTCTGGATTGCGTCCTGGACTCCCTGCAAAGTATCCTGAATGGATCGCCCCGACGTTGCGGAAATTTGCTGGAGCTGACTCAGGGACGACGTGAGGAAATCCGCGTTGCCGCCGGTACTCAAGAACTGGTTCGCAGCTTCGGCCAGCTCCCCGGCGGAACTCACCCCCCGGCTCGCCGCGATCGTGGAATTAATCGCGGCCTCAAGCTGGGGGTACTCGTTTCGGGACAGGCTTTTCAGGAGCGTCGTCTGTTGCTCCAGAGCTACGTACGCGTCGATGGACTCAGAAGCGAACGACTGCAAAGACGCGATAACTGCCGCACCTCCAAGCGCGCGCATGGCGTCGCCCAGATCCAGGGCCGACTCTCCGGCCTTGCTGGCATTTTGATCAATTTTTTCAAGTTCCTTATCGGCGTCGCCGCCTACCGAAACTTCGATGACCAATTCGCGTACTACGTCGGCCACTGTTTACCTACGCTGTCCCCGCGATTCCTGTTGGTCCGCCAGGATTCTCTGCCTCTCCCTTGCGAGGGCGACCAGCTCGGCGGCGAGGTATGGGGGCAGGGAATCCATGTCCACCGTCGCCAAACCCGCGATCACCGGCAGCCAGAAGTCCCTGCGCTGCGCGTCCTCCAGAATCTGGGTCTCGGTTCGCGGGATCGGCGGAGAGTAGATCGTTTTTGTCTTCGGCGCCGTCCGCCGGCCCTTCTTCCTCCGGGTTTGTGGCTCGCCAATTGGAACTTGTGTAAGTTCGATTCTCAAGCTGTGGCCGGCGCAGAAACGCCTGGAGCAAAGGCAGCCATACCTCGTCCAGTTCCTCCTGATTGAGTGCGTCCCACTCGTCGTATTTTAAGCGCGGTCCGGAATCCGGGAACACAACATTTTTAAATCCGTAGTCGAGGATTCGGCTTAGATTCATTCGAATTTGTTTGGTTTGCGTGTCAACGGTGGTACACGTTTCCAGGAATGTCTTCCAGTGTGCCACGCCGGGGTGCTGGAGAGTGTACCCCCGGCCGTTGACGACCACATGTTCGGTATAAATTTTGGCTGGCATGGGTTACCCGTTCAGGTTTATTACTGTCAAATCCTGACACCAGAATTCCACCTGGATTTCCGTAGGCTCCGCCGCGCGCGATTGCGGCGGCCGGTTTTTGATTACGGTCTTTGTGGAGCTGGCGGACCACGGCGTGCCCGAGTCGTCGCGAACAGAAAGCGCAAATGGGGCCGGCTGCTCGCGCAAAGCGTCAACGTGCGCAAGATCCGGCGAACCCTGCAAAAACGTCAGGACAATTTTACCTGTCCTGTCGCGGTTGCGCGCCAGAGTGGAATCACCAAGGGCCCCGGTCGCCGCAAGGAATTCGTCTGCGCTGGTGTACTCCGCGCTGACCGGAGTTTTCCCGAAGTTCGAGTATCGATATTGCCCCAGAGCCGAAATCGTCGTGGCGCTGACGCGCAACGGATCATAAATACCTACTAAATTCGCCATTGGTTACTCCTTAGATTGTCACGATTCCGGTGATCGCCACGGAATCGACAGCGCCGGCCTGGTAATAGATAAACGTAATACCCGAAAGATTCCGGGCCTCAAGATCGGCTGCGGATAGGTCCGCCCGGGACGGGACCGTGACCCGGAACATCCACTTTTTATCGTCGGACTTGGCCAGGTCTTCCGCCGTGGGGCCGCAGCGAGCGATGATTTTATTTTCTCCCGCCCGCGTCAGTGCGTCTACAACCACTGCGGCGACCAGCGGAATTCCGTC